CGCTTCCGCGATCGCTTCGCTGACGGCTAAGGCTAAAACATTCAGCGCTAAATCATTCATTAAGCCGAAGGCTGAAATCGAGGATACCGTGCTTGAATTGCTTACGCCTCGTCAACGTGAGATGGTCGACGAACTGGAAGGCATTGAGGAAACCTTTGGGATGTTCGACCAGACCAGCGGCCCGGACGGCGCCCATTACTCGGCGGTCTCACCGTTTTCTGGCGAAGGTTTGCTCTGTCAAAATTGCGTCTTTTACCGTGGCCCTCGCGGGTGCGGCTTAGTCTCCGGGGACATTGACCCGAACGGCATTTGCAAACTTTGGGTTATCCCTGGCTCGTTAGTTAAGGGCAAGTAAGTTGCCCACATACGCAAAACCAAATGACCATCGAAGAACAGTTAAACGATGCCCTCGCCGCCTCCATCTCCCTCGCTGTCGAGCGTGATGATCTGCGGGCTACGGTCGAGAAGTTGACCGTCGGCGCCGCTGACGAATTGACCGCCATCAAGGCCGAGGTCTCGGCTAAGGATGCCCGCAACGCCGAACTGACCGCCGCGGTCGACGGCCTCGCGGCTGACAACGTTACCCTGAAGGCCCTGGTCGCCGAACTCCAAGCCGGCAAAGTCAGCGCCTCGAAAGAAGCCGCTAAGATTGCGGCCTCGGTTGGCGTCTCCCCTGTTCAGATTTCCCCCGCTGATGCCGAGAAGGCCAGCCCTGAAGCCGTCGACCACGTCGCCGCTTTCCTCGCCCTGCCCGTTGGTTCGGTTGAGCGCTCCGCCTATTTCAAGGCGCACAAGACGGTTATCGTCCAAGGCATTTTCTAATTTCTCCCTAATCTCCTACTAACCTAAATCTATGGCTAACTCCATCACCGCAGCCCCGGCAGTCCTCGCCGAAGGCGTCCTCTCCACCCTGAAGAACAAACTGCCCGTGCTCTCGGGTATCTCGACCGTCTTCTCCACCCGCCCGGGCACCGCTGGGATGAGCATCCAGGTTCCCCTGATCGGCGTCTCCACGGCCTCGACCTTCGGCGCCTCTGGTTACCTCACCGGCGACGACGCCACCGTGACTTCTTCGACTATCAGCCTCGGCCACTATAAGGTGTCCAGCCGCTTCACCCCGTCGAACCTCCGCGAATACGGTTCCCAGTTCTTCGTTAACAACTTCGTTAACACGGCCTCGATTGCCCTGGCTCAGAAGGTTATGGACCTGATCAACGCCCAGGTGCTCGCCGCCGCTTACTCGGCCTCCTCGACCACCGGCACGAACCTGACCTACGCCGAACTCGTGACCGTCCAGAACACGCTCGACGACGCCAAGGCCCCGAGCCCTCGCTACGCTGTCCTGAAGTCCTCCTACATCGCTGACCTCCGTCAAGATACGCAGATCGTTGGTAACAACGTCCTCGGCGCTCAGATCATCCGCGACGGCGACCTCGGCATCATCGCCGGCGCCCGCGTCTATCAGTTCGCGAACCTCGCTGCCAACTCCGAGAACCTCGCTGGTTGGGTCGCTGGCCCGGATGCTATCGCGTTCGCCACCGCCCTCCCCGAGACTGACATCCCGGGCTGGGAAGTCGCCAACGCTATCGACGCCGACACCGGCCTCGGCGTTCAGGTGATCATGGGTCAGGAACAGTCTGGTTACCTGAATGTGACGTGCACCCTCCTCGCGGGTTGCGCGGTTGGCCGGGCCTCCAGCCTGGTCCGTCTGAAGACCGCCTGATGATTGCGGCCTAAGCCGCTTCAATCGGGGCCCCTACGGGGGCCCCTTTTTTGTGCCCGTTTGCCAAGACCCGCAAGGTTGTGAGTCTCTACGCTGACTTCCTGCCTGACGCTAAGGTTATCCTCGCCGACTTCGGCGTGGCTGGTTCGTGCAACTCGGGGGCCATTACTTTTGTCTGTATGCTGTCCGACCCCTCCGTGACGCAGGTCTTCGAGGCTGGGGGCTTTTGTGAGCGAACCCAGCACACGGTCCGCCTCGCGGCTGCAACGGCCTCCTGGAGCCTCCCAGACGGGTCTAATGGGGCTTCGGCGGCGGTCATCAGCGGGGGCTTGCCCATCGCCAGCCTAGCCATCGGTAAGAAGATTGTCGCCGGGGGGAAGTCCCTCCGCATCACCGGGCAGACCTATAAGCCCGCGTCGGCTTGGATCACCCTCGTCGTTATCGACGATAACCAGTAAAGCCGTGGGGCTAGTCCCACAATCAGCCGAGAAGTTCCGCGCGGCGCTTGAAGACTACGCCCGCGAGATGGGGCTAGGGATGGACGAGGCCGGGGTCGTCGGGGCTGGGGAATTGTGCAAGGCCGCGCTAAATCTTACCCCTCCAATGGTCGAGGCCGGGGGCCAGGGCTTAAGCAAGGGAGCAAAGGATGCGGGCTTTAAAGCCGTCGCCCGAGACATTCGCGGACTGTTCGTAGCCAGGGACGACCGTAAGGCTGGAGCCGTAGGGGTGGCGCTGAATAAACTTAAGGGCGCACTAAAGACTAACGACCGGGGAAAGTTCGAGCGCATCCGCCAGCAAGCGACCCTCCAGAAATCGAACCTTATCAACAGCGTGACACTAAAGATTGTGCACGACTCTGATCCCGCCCGGGCTTATGCCAAGGCCCGCAACTTGTTTAACCTTTCAAATCCCATTATGACAGTCGACCAACAGGAAGTCGTTACTGACATTCGCAAGGTTCACTTGGCTCATCGCCACATCAACGGGCAAGGCCGGATGCGGACCACTAAGGGAACCGGGAGTTACCTGGGTAAGTATGTAGTCGAAAGCAAGGCCGCGCTTGATACCTACATTAAGCAAACCCAAATGCACGTCGGCTTTATCAAGTCTGGTTGGTGGCAGGTGCTTTCAATGCTGCCCAAGGTTAGCGGGAAGAATATCTATAAGGGCGGTGACGTTCCCGTTTGGATTAAGCGCCACGCTGGCACCGGATACTCTACTTTAATGCGTAACCAAATGGGGATTTATATCCGCATCGGAAACAGCGTTGGCGATAATGACAACCAAGCATCTAAGAACAACGTTCACGAGATTGCTAGGGCCGAAGCGATGGCCCACCTTTTTGCTCGAATTGAACAAAAGCAAAACCGCGAAGGTAATCAATTCAACTCCAACTCTTAAACTTTATGGGCACTAAATCTATCCGACATATCGTCGAGGCCAACGTGGCCTCGTTCCTCTCAACTGAGACCGGGCTGACCGGGGTCGCTATCTATACCGGGGACTCGGTAGATCTGAACGTGCTGCCGAAGGCTATCGTCCTATGCGACTCGGCGAAGACCCCGGGCGACCTGCCTGAAGGCGCCGGCAATTACTCGTGCTCGGTCCGGGTCACCCTATTCTCGAACGCCGACGATACGACCTTAGCGGATCACCGCGCCCGGTGTGCTGCCCTGGCTGGGGCGATGCAAGACCTCGCCGCCCTGAAGGCGGTATTCGTGACCTCAGCCGACGCGACCCTATACGACGTCACCCCCCTGTCGGAAGACGAGGGGACGGACGAGCGCTCGTTTGCGACGCTGTTCGCTTTCGACCTATTGACCGTCCTGCCCGCGTAAGGTTGCCCCCGCCCGCAAAGACAAATGGCTGCCGTCGCTCAAGGAACCTCCTGTGTTTATGGTGTCGCTGGAACTGCGACCGACCTATTCGTTCAGTCCTATTCGGTTTCCGCGTCTTTCAATAGCGAGGCGATGGTGCAAACCGAGGCCGGCCTTACGACGACTATGCGCTTCGACGACCGCAAGACCGAGTTGACTGTCGAGGGTGTGGTGAAGACGACCTCGGCAACGCCCCCGGCCCTCGGCTCGACCCTTACCTTTACGGTCGCAGCGAAGGGTGCCTATCCCAGCGGCAGCGCGAGCAATACTTTTGTCGGCACGATTACCAAGGTTGAGGAAAAGGGCTCGAATAAAGAGTTCGTTAAATACTCGATTACGGCAATCGATTTCGAGTCCATCACCCCGGCCTAATTGACGGGAGCCCTGCAAGGGCTTTGACTCGGGCTTGTGGACAAGAGATATCTACGGGCTTTCAGCGACCCGGCTAGCCTGAGCATCCTCGGCAAGAGGGTCTTTCCCTTTTGTCTCAAGCATCGGGTGCGCCTGATGGCGCTCGAGTCTCCCCTGGTCACGGGCGGGACGACTAT